CTTTTACAACAGCAAGCAGATGATGCTGCTAAAAAACTTTTACAACAGCAAGCAGATGATGCTGCTAAAAAACTTTTACAACAGCAAGCAGATGATGCTGCTAAAAAACTTTTACAACAGCAATCTGATGATGCTGCTAAAGCAGCAGCTAAAAAGGCAGAAAGTAGAGCATCAAGATTAATATCAAAACTTTTAAAAAATGCTATTTTTTCAAATTTAAGAAGTTTTGCAGCAGAGGCATTAATGAAAGCTGCACAATTTTTAACTGCATTTGTTCAAATAGGTATTGCAATTTTAAAAGGAGTAGTTCTCTTAGCATCTGCATTATTTAGTTTAGGTGCAGTTATAGTTACAACAGTACTTCATGGAGTAAGTAGTATAATGATGGGACGATTAATTGGTAGTTCAACTGCGAGATTTGGTTTAGCTGGTTTAAGAGCATCAACTTCAATATTAACTGCATCTGCTAAGAGTTTTGTACAAGCAGGATCTATAGCTGTAAAAGGTGCAGTGGCTGGTGCACGCGCTGCATCACTTGCTGCAATGGCTAATCCAGTTTCAGCTGCATTATTAGTATTTCAAATAATAAATATGGGTCTTGATATGGCTGATGTATCAGGTTATGGTATGTTAGATCAAATGAAAACAATTAATGCTGCAATTAAAGAAAATATACACGGAATGATTAATGATATAAATAGTAAAAATTTAGAATATGCAAATGAAACTGGTGATGAATTTAAACCATTCGTATATCCTTCAGTTATTGGTCCCCTAGATAAATTAGGTATGGCTGATGCATCTCCAAATTTTATAAAACAAAATTGTATTAATGTTATATCTCCATTTCCTACACCAATTTTTAATGGAGTATTTACTGATATTAATGGTAATTATGTTGGAATTATAAATGGAAACTTAAATGGCTATAATATTGAGACAGATCCTATTATAAATGGTCAATTAACAGATAAAAATAGTATAGTATCTAGTTTTAGTGGAAATTTAGTAATGGATGATCCATCAACTATTTATCCATTACAAATTAGTGGTAATGTAACCAATTCAACTGGTAATATTATAGGTACTGTTTTAGGTAATATTATTGATTATAATAATTTTATATTAGAACCAAGATTAGATAATACCGTAACAGATGCAAATGGTAATTATATAGGTAATTCAATTGGTACTGAACCAACTATTTATACTTGTTTATTTGGTAGTCAAATGGAAAATATCACCAAAGATTCTTCAATACCATTTATTAATACACATCTTAATAAAATCAAAGAATATACAGCTTCGATAACGAAAATAGCTACAGTTGGAGGTAATGTTGATGATGAAGCTGCTAAAATGACTGATTATGTAAAAGATTTCTTTAAACAAAATCAGGGACAGATAAATGATATTGCAAATGGTAGAATATGTGAACAATATGGAGGATTTATGACACCTGGTGATTATCCAGTATGTAGTTATAAAAAAGAACAATGTTTTGATGAAGAAATATGGTCCCCAAAAAAGTGTGAACCAGGCCCACCTGAAGGTTGTTCTACGGAACCTTCAATAAAATGTACTGGAGGAGTTTATAATTTACCACCAAATGAAGTTGGTAAAATGTGGAGTGATTCTAAACAAAGGTGTTTAACATATAATGGAGTAATAAAATCAATGTGTATAAGTAATGGTTTGAATTATAATCTTAATACTGATATGTGTGAAATGTCTGAAGATATTTGTAGATCAAAAGCAGGTACTCCTATAACTTTGCCTGATGGATCATTAGATTGCAAAATACCAATGGGTCAAACAATATTGGAATTACTATTTGGTAAAACATTAACAGATACATTAATTCAAACATTTGATCCTAATCAATATAAATGTCCAAGAGATGGAATGATTGATATGCGTACAGAAAAAGGTGAAGGTGTTGGTACATTTGGTTCTATAGGTGGAGGAGCAGTAGCATCTGGATTAAAAAGTGCATCATCAACTGCACAAGGGGCTTTAGAGTATTTTACTAATGAATCAAGTTCATCACATGACAAAGAGAATGTAAATAATGCAGTTGCAGTTGTAAGTGATACCGCATCTGTTGTTGGAGGTGTTGCTAAAGATGCCGCTTCTGCGGTTGGAAATGCTGCTTCTGTCGTAGGGTCTGGTTTACAAAATGCCTATAATGCAGCACCAGGTGCTATTAGTAATGCTTATAATGCAGCACCCGGTGTTATTAGTAATGTTGCGAATATTGTGGGTGATTCAATAAGTACAGGTGCTCAAACTCTTGCAAAAGATACTGTATCTGTTGTACAAAATGTAATTGGAGATGTTGCAAGTGATGTTTCTAATATGTCAGTTAATAGTATGTTGGAACAAATATGTAATGGTCCTAGTGATTTTTTAGAATTTTTAGAAAATGCTGCAATACTTTTTATTTTACTTCCTTTTTGGTCATTAATAGCTAGTTTGTGTATAATGAGAGCATATAGTTGTCGTGACCCTTGTCCTAAAGGACAAGCTTTCTATGGTGTTGCATGTATTGGTAAAAGTCAAATTCCAGATCCACCGTGCGAACCTGGATGGGAATTTGATGGTCTTTTAACATGTAAAGCAAAACCAGTGTCAACTAAATTAATTGAATTTGAATTACCAAGTAAATGTCCAGATGGATATGAACCAAATGTACCTTTTTTACCAACATTTTGCATTAAAAAAGATTGTAATGATCCAAATGATGTTGATATGGGTCCTTTATGTAGAACTGCATGCAAAGATGGTTTTAAAGATATTGCAGGTGTATGTTGGAGTAAACGAGGTATGCCTACTGTTATAGCTAAGAAAAAGTCATGTGATGTTGGTTATAAATATGATGGTGTATCAACATGTTATATGCCAAAAGATTACCCGCGTGGTGCAGGAATACCTCCTACTGAATGCGGTGATTGGAAAACTGTAGGTATAACTTGTTGGGAAAGATGTCCAGAAGGTTCAAAAGATAAAGGTGCTTCATGTGAAATATGTCCAGATGGGATGTCTAATAATGGTGCAACATTATGTTATGAAAAATGTCAAGATGGATATATATATGATGGAACTATAACATGTAATTATAATCCTCATTTTATTGGTTTTGGTAAATTACCAGGTGAATGTCCAGATGGATATAAAAATACTGGTGGAGTATGTTATGGTAGTTGTCCATCAGGAGCAGTAGATAAAGGTGCTTTATGTGAGCAATGTCCAGATGGAATGATTAATAATGGTGCATCATTATGTAGAGGGGTATGTTATTCAGGATATATATATGATGGATCATTTGGTTGTAATTTTAATCCTGTTACAGTTGGTATAGGTATTGTTCCAGATTCATGCCCTGATGGATATACATCTGTAGGAACTAGATGTGTAAGAAATCCACCTGATAAATACAAAGTAAATCCTGGTGATTTTACTAATTACTGGTGTACTGAGGACAATACAAAAGGAGTAATAAAAACTCCTGCATATCAAGATAATAGTGCTTGTAATGATTTATCAACTGTAATTAATGGAGTTGGTTCATGTACTGGATGGGCAGGTAATATTGATTGTAGTGGATGTGGATGTATCAAACCAGGAAAGCATTATTGTAAAAGATTTGCCAAAGCAAAAATAGTAGATAATTTATTTACTGGATGTCCAAAAGCAGGTTGTGCAGCTTATACACCTGGAATTCCAGATTCTTATTCATGGGGTGCTAATTGTGATAGATGTGGTCGTGCTCCAGATGTTTGTGCAGGAGGTACTTGTTTATTAACTGGTGGAGAATGTCATACAAATTGTACTCCAGTTTCATGTAGTACACATTGTAGTTGGGGTTGTAATACATCATGTAGCGGAGGTTGTAATACATATTGTGATCCAATTGATAATTGTGGAGCTAGAACACCTAGAACATGTAGTCCTGGTGGATGTAATGCATGTCCAAATGGTTTATTTAATAAAGGTACATCACCTTCTTGTAATAGATGTAATGAATATGAATATGATACCACAATATGTGCTGAGTCAGCATGTAATGATGGTTTAAGAGATGATGGTACAAGCTGTTGGGAAGATGTCAAATGTAAAGGTGGTATTGTTACTAGAGCGGCACCTAGAACTTGTCCATCTAGTTATAGTTTTGATTCATGGGATGTTGCAAAAATAGGTGATTGTTACAAATGTCCTGCTGGATATCATAAAGATGGTGGTAATTTAATTATGTGTTATAATGATAATCCACCTTCAAAACCAATAACTGATTCAAAACCTTTAGGTTGTTCATCTGATAGAGAATATGTTGATGGTTTATGTTATAAAAAATGTCCAGATGGCACATCGCGTGTACCTGGTGCACCAACACAATGTATGGGACCTAAAGGTTTACACTATACAATTAATACATCTATTCCAAAAATCACAGGTAAACCAAGTAAATTACCATCATGTGGTTCTGATCAAAAATATGTAGAGGGTTTATGTTATAACTCATGTGATACATCTAAAGATGAAGTTAGAGTACCATTAATTCCAACAAATTGTGTAGGAAGACGTAATGGTAAACTAGCAATAAGTTATATAACAAGAACCGCAACTCCAAAAATTACATGGAAAAAATCACGAGAAGCAGACTGTAAAAGTAATAGAGAAAAAGAGGAAGGATTATGTTATCTAAAATGTGAGGATGTATATGGAAAATGTTATGATACTGTACCTGGTATTCCAACAAATTGTAAACCATTAAGAGGACTAACATATCAACCAGAAATTGCATCAGAACCATGTGAAAAAGGATATGTTTATGATGGGCAAAATTCATGTAATAACAATTATGTACCAAAAACATATGCTAAATCAAATACCGCAATTCATTGTCCAAATGATCATGATAAAGTTGGAGGCTTATGTTATGAAAAATGTCCAAAAATTGAAGAAACTGTAAATGGTAAGAAAACAACTATACAATTAGGACATATTGATTTTGGTTTTGGATGGTGTGCACCTCCAAAAAATGGTAAATATCCTGCTTTTTACACTGCAGATGGTGCTCCATTTAGTTTTCCAGGTATATATCCTAAAGTAAGAAAAGTTGCAATGTCTACTAAAAATAGTAAAGGAGGTACAACTACTTAATAATTTAATAATAAATTTTTTATAATTTTATTATTAAATAAATTATCTTCCAAATACTTTCATTAATTTTCTAATTATAAAAATTATGAAAAATATAACAATTAAAACACCAAATCCTAATAAATACATACCAGCAGTTCCAAACATTTTACTTATTCCACCCATAACATCTGAAAATAATCCTTTAACAGGTGTTGTTACATCTTTTACAGTATCTTTAGCTGCTTCATTTAAACAATCATCTAGTTTTACTTTTAATCTAAATTCCCCAGATGTAGCAAGTGTTGTAATTGTTGGTATTGTAAATTCAAGTTGTGTTTTAGATATAATTTTATCAATATTACTTTCTTGATCAATAATTGTTTGTGGTTGAATATCAATACTTTTAGATATTCTAATTTTTGCAAATTTTGGAATTTCAGTTTCTGGAGTATAAGTAACTTGTACATATGTTGTTTTAGTAGAATCAGGATTAGTCATACTAACAATTGTAAATACTTTATCATTAAGTTTCATTAATTCTGCTGCTTTTGCAGCTGTAACAGCTCCAAATGCTAATCCTGCAACAGCTGCAATTCCTAATCCTGCAACCAATTTAGGATTTTTTTCCATGAATGATTTTATTTTAGGATTATCCTCAAATTTTTTAGCAAGATTTGGATCATTCATATCATCATCTAATTTTTTTTTTGCATCAATATCATCTTGTTTTTTCTTAGCTGCAGCATCTGCATCATCTTGTTTTTTCTTAGCTGCTGCTTTTGCATCATCTTCTTTCTTTTTCGCTGCTTTTGCTAAATCTTCCTGTTTTTTAGCTGCAGCAGCTGATGCTTTCTCTGATGCATCTTTTGCTGCTTTCGCGGATGCAGCAGCTGCTTTGTCTGCAGCATCCTTTGCTGCTTTTGCAGATGCTGCAGCTGCTTTTTCTGATGCTTCTTTTGCAGATTTTGCAGCTAATCCTGCTGATTTTTCTGCAGCTTCTTTTGCAGCTCTCTCTGCAGCTTCTGCTGCGGCTTTACTAGCTAAAGCTGACATATTATACTAAAGTAAGAATTTATTTTTTTTAAATTATAAATAATTTATAATTTAAATCTAAAGTTAATTAATTATGAAGAAATTAAAATTTAATAAAGATTTTTCATATCCAGAAGTTGATGATCCAGATTTTTTATCTAAAATTTTTAAAAAAAGAGAATTTTATTATCATCGTGTACCATATAGAGAAAAAATGAAAAATTATGAAGATGTTAAAAATTATAGAGCAGCTAATTGTAAAAAAGGTGATATTGAACCTAAAGAACAACAATCTATTCTACCTAATTTTATGAATCCAAATACACCGTATAAGGGTGTTATATTAATGCATGGTGTTGGATCTGGTAAAACAATGACTGCAATTCAAGTTGCAGAAGGTTTTAAAGAACAAGTTAAAAAATATAATACAAAAATATATGTTTTAGTTCCAGGTCCAAATACAAGAGAAAATTTTAAGAAAGAATTAATTAATACCACTGGTGATACTTATCTAAAAAACAGGGAATCATTAAATCAAATGAATAAACAAGAAATAGAACAAGAAAAAAGAAATGCTATTTATAATGCTTTACAATACTATAAAATATTATCTTATAAAACATTCTATAAGAAAGTATTAGGAGAAAAAATAGTTGAAAAAAAATTAGTTGGGGATAATAAAATTAAATCTTCATATCGTAGAAATACTGAAGGTGATTATGAACGTGAAATTGTTGTTGATAAAATTAATAATATGAATAATACATTATTAATAGTTGATGAAGCCCATAATATTTCAGGAAATGAATATGGAGAAGCTTTAAAAAAAATTATAAAAAATTCAGAAAATTTAAGAATACTATTATTAACAGCAACTCCAATGATTAATTTAGCAGATGAAATAGTAGATTTATTAAATTTTATAAGACCTGAAAATGATAAAGTTCAAAGAGATAAAATATTCACAAGTGATAAAAACTATAATATGAAAATTAAAGATGGAGGATTAGAATATTTAAAAGAAAAATCACGAGGTTATATTAGTTTTTATCGTGGGTCAATTCCTTATACATTTGCTAAAAGAATAGATAATGGTGTTATACCAAAAGGAATGTTATTCACACCAGTTATTAAATGTTTTATGGAAAAATTTCAATATAAAACTTATATTGAAACAACTGCAAAATTTGATGATACATTAGATAGAGCATCATCTGCAGCATCAAATTTTGTTTTTCCTGGATTAGATAAAGATAGGACTAAATTATTAGGATATTATTCAACCGAAGGAATGAATACTGTATTATCACAAATTCAAACTGATGGAAATAAATTAAGATCATTAATAAATAAAGAACTATTTGAAGGTAAATTATCAAGGGGTGATGAAGAAAATTTTATTTTAGAAAGTGAAAGTAAAAATATTACAGGATTAATTTTAAAATCACAATATATTAAATTTTTCTCAATAAAATTTTATACAATTTTAAATACATTAGGTAAATTAGTTGAAGGTAATAAAGGTTGTGCAACTGCATTTGTTTATTCTAACTTGGTAAAAGCAGGTGGTATGGAATTATTTGCAGAAACATTAATACAAAATGGATATTTAGAATATAATGAAGATCCAAGAAATTATGATATAAAAGATGAAACTATTGATTATAAAACAGGATTTACATTATCTGAATTTAAAAAGAATAAAATTAATATTAGTACATTTAAACCAGCTACCTTTTTATTAGTAACAGGTGGTGCTGATGAAAGCGGTGAAGATCTACCAGAAATAAAACAAAAAATTATTCAAGAAGTTTTTAATATTTCTGATAATATAGATGGTAAACATATTAAATTTATATTAGGTTCAAGAGTCATGAATGAAGGTGTTACACTTAAAAATGTTAAAGAAGTTCATATTATAGATGCCTTCTATAATATTCCTAAAGCTGAACAAGTAATCGGAAGAGCCATTCGTATGTGTGTACACCAAGATGTAATCAATGATAATTATAAATATCCTGAAGTTAATGTAAATAGATACGTTATTTCATTAGATGATAAATCAGGTAAATTATCAACAGATGAAATTTTATATCAAAAAGCAGAGTTAAAATATTTAGTGGTTAAACAAATTGAAAAATCATTAAAAGAAGTTGCTATAGATTGTCCATTATTATTACATGCAAATATGTTTCCTGAAGAATTAGATGAATTTAAAGATTGTGTATCACCTACATTAGAAAATGTTAAAGCAGGAAAACAAATATGTCCAATGTTATGCGATTTTAAAAAATGTGATTTAAAATGTAGTTCTAATAAATTAAATGAAAAATATTGGGAATCTAAAAATAATAGTTATAAAAAATTAAGCAAAGATGAATTAAATTATAATACTTTTAATAATGATTTAGCCAAATATGAAATTACTTTAATTAAAAATAGGATAAAAGATTTATTTAGATTCAAACATGTTTATATTTATGATGAAATTTTAGGTGAAATTAAGAAATCATTTATTAATCATCAAGCAGAATTATTTGAAACTTATTTTTTAGATCAAGCATTAGAAGATATGATGCCTAAAAATGAAAATGATTTTAATAATTTTAAAGATACAATATATGATAAATATAATAGACCAGGTTATTTAATTCAAAGAAAAAATTATTTTATATTTCAACCATTTAATGAAAATGAAGATGTTACAATGTATTATAGGAAAAATATAGATTTAGAACAACCAAACCAAGTTTCGTTAAATAATTATGTTAAACAGAAATTTAATATGGATTATAAACAAGATGATGAAGTACCAAAAGAATTAAAAAGAGAAATAAAAGAAGGTTATAATTTTGAAGATACTTTATATTATTATGATGCGCGTGATGAAAATGAAACTGTTGGAATTATTGATAAAAATTTAAATAAACTTGCATCTGAAGGAGATGATTTATTTAAAATAAGAGATGTTAGAGATAAAACATTAATAAAAAAACGTGGCACAGGAATACCAACTTTTAAAGGTGCCGTTTGTTCAACTTCTAAAGATAAAAAAACATTAATGGATATTTTAAAAAAAATTCCTAATATTAAAAAAGAAGAATTATCTATTATAAGTAAATTAAAAAGAGAAGAAATATGTTCAGAAATTAAGAATAAATTATTATTTTTAGAAAAATATTCAAGAACAGAAGATAATAATAAAATGACTTATATGATGATTCCATTTAATCATCCATTATATGAGTTTCCATATAATTTAGAAGATAGAATAAAATATTATATTGAAAAAATTAATATTCATTTAAAACAAAAAATTACATTTAAGACAATTAAACATAAAGATAAAGATAAAGATAATAATTTAAGTTATCAATTAACTTTCAATAATGAAAAATATATGTTAAGTGATAAAAATGAAATTGAAAAGATGGGATTTGTATTATCAGGGAATGTTTGGGTAAAAGAAATAAAATAAATTATTTATTAAAATTAGATGTATTTGAATTTATTATTGTTAATATAAATACTATTGATAATAGAATAGAAATAGTTTTATATTTATTACTAATTGAAACAATAATTAATAATATTATTATTTTAAATATATCATTATTAAATAAATTAATAAAATTTATTGGTATTTTATTATTTATAAAAATAATATATATTCCCAAAATTATAGTTATTAAGGAAATGTAATCTTTCATATAAATAACTTAGAAAAAATTATTTATATTTTAATATTATAATTTAGCTAGATTTATAATTCTAAAATTATTTCTATCTTGGGATCCAATAGTATTTAATAAACTACTAATTGATTCAGATGGTGATTCATATGTAGGATTTAATGATAATTTATTACTAAAAGAGAAATCTAACTCAGGAGTGAGTTTAATAGCTAAATATATAGTAATAAATACAATTACACTACTAGTAAATATAACTTGTTTGTGGGTGGCATAAACTTTTTTAATATTTTCAAGCATAGGTTGTTTATTATTTTTCAATAAACATGGTATAAATAAAGCTAATACCATGTTAATTAGAGCACCTACTACAGCAATCATAATACAATCAGACATTTCTATATATAATATTATCTAGAAATTTTTTAAAGTAAATTAAAAATTCTATTTAAATTATAAATAATTAAAATATTATTTCATTTTCAATTTAGAGTAAATTATAAATAGAATTTTTAATTTAGAGTAAATTATAAATAGAATTTTTAATTTAGAGTAAATTATAAATAATTAAAATATTAATTCATTTTCAATTTAGAATAAATAATAAATAATTAAAATATTAATTCATTTTCAATTTAGAATAAATAATAAATAATTAAAATATTAATTCATTTTCAATAAATAATAAATATTCTTGATTTTGTATGTTATTATTTCTAGATATTATAGAATCTAAATCTTCATTAAAATACTTACATAACTTATATATTGTAAATGAATTTCCACAAAATGCATTATCTAATCCATAATTTAAATTATCATAAATAAATTTATTTTTTATAAATTGATTGTTAACATTATAATGCACAAATTTTATTATTTGAGTTTCAGTCATTTCTATTGAATTTGATAAAATATCAAATCTTAAATTCATAATAAATTCTTCAGTTGAATTATTATTTTTAACATAATCAATTATTCTGTATAAACTATAAATATATCTTTTCCACCCAATAATTGGACATTTTGGACCAATTGTTCCAATAGTATTACCAATTAAATCTATTTTAGTATCATCGTCTATAATAATATTTTTAATTGTAAAACTTAAATCTTTAAAATAATTATGTATCATATCATTTGTAATAAATTTATTAATTTGTTCTACTTCTCGCCAACTAATACTTGATTGTTGTATATTCCAAGTATGGATATATATAGATATATTATAATTTAAACTAATTTTTTTAATTAAATTATATAATTTATCATCATCAAAAGAATTACGGATGTGTCCCCTTAATATTATAATTATATTTTTCTTAGACATTATTAATTTATATTATAAATTAATATTTATATGATTTAAATATTATAAAAGAATATTTATTTAATTTTAATAATGGAAACTTTTTTAATTAAATATAGATCAAAAATTATTGGGGTATATAATGATCTTGAACAAGCAAAATTATTTATTAAATCTTGTTTAGCAAATAATTTAATGATTGATTCTGCTGATGTTTTAGTATTTACCTCAAATAGTTGTTATTGTAGTAATACTATTAATATTAAACTTGATATAATTAAAGAACCGGTTAAAAAAGAAGAAATAATAATAGAAAATAAAGAACAACTTAAAGAGCCTGATTATAATAATCCCCAATATATTAAATTAGCAGAAGATAAACTAATTTTACAACATAAAATTAATATGTTAAAAATTCAAAAAGAAAGAATTAGAGAATCTAAAGAAATATATGAAAATGATATTAAACTTTATAATAAATTTAAACAAGAAAAATTAAAAAATCTACAATTCATTATACCTGAATTATTCAAAAATAAATTTGATATTTTTAAAAAATTAGATGATGAAAATAAATTAGATTGGAATAACTTTATTAAAGAAAATACACATGTAAATACTTATAATGAATATTTTAAATTAAATAGTTATGATGAAACATTTATTAATAATGATATCAATACAAAGGTTAACATTGATGAAGAATTTGAAATTGAATCAGACGATGATTCAACTATTAATGATTAATTATATTTATAATTACATTAATAAATTTCTAGTTTAATTATATATATGTATCGTCCTGAAGATATACAAAAAATAAATGAAAATATTGATAAAATCAAAGAAGACGCTCAATATGAATATAGAAAAAATAATGAACCAACTTTAAAAGAAAGTTCTGATATATGTAAATTAATTATAAATTTTATTAAAAGGAAAAATAGAATTGTTTATGGAGGATATGCTCAAAATTTATTAATAATGAGTAAAAATAACGATGATGTTTTTTATAAAGAAATTGATGGTGCATTTTATAATTGGCCAGATTTAGCAGATATAGAATTTTATTCTATTACTCCAATTGAAGATTTAATTGAATTAACTGAAGAATTATATACTAAAAAATTTAAAATTATAGAAGCTTCGGGGGGTCAACATGATGGTACTTATAAAATATTTATTAATTTTTTAAATTATTGTGATATTTCATACATTCCTAATAATATTTTTAATAATATGCCAATTATAAATGTTAATGGAATTAAATGCGCTCATCCACATTTTATGATGGTTGATTCATATAGAATATTTACAGATCCAATGACCTCATTTTGGAGATTAGATAAAACAATAAAAAGATTTCAAAAAATGTTTAAATATTTTCCAGTTGAACAATCAAAAAATAATAATATAATAGAATTTAAAAAAAGTATAGAAACAGATGATTTTATTCGTAAAATGATTATTCATAATTCTAAATTGATTGTAGTTGGATTTTATGGATTTGATTATTATGTTAAAAAAAGTATTGATAAGTATGTAATAAATAATTATCCATATTATGAATTAATTAGTACAGATTTAGAAAAAGATGCTAAACATATATATAAATTATTAAAAGATAAGTTTCCAGGTAAAATTAAAGTTAAAGAATTCTTTCCATTTTTTACCTTTATTGATTATAGAATAGAATTTTATTATAATGATAAATTATTTTTAAGATTATTTGGTAATAATCAAAGATGTATAGTTTATAATTATTCAGAAATAAAAACAACTAATTATGGAACATTTAATTTAGTAATGATGTATTTATATTTTGATTATTATTTAGCATATATAAATAGGGATAAAATTAACACAGATTTATATTTAGAATTAATTGGAAAATTATATTATTCTAGAGTTAAATTTTTGAATGATAATAGTTTAACTGTTATAGATGAATCACCATTTAAAGATTTTACATATAAATGTTATGGTACTCAAATTGATCCAAAAAGATCTTCAATGTTAGAAGGTTTAGAAAAGAAAAAGAAAAATAAACCTATGAAATATAGATATAATCCAACAGGAAAACCTGGAAAGGCTCCTGAATTTTCATTTGATAATACTTCTGGAAATCAAATTTCTAATAATAAATATTTAATTTTAAAAAAATAATTTAATTTAAAAAAAATAAATTATTTTCTAATCTATTGTATATATATATATATTATGGCAGCATTAGCACCAGAAGCACCATTAGCATATAATAAAGATGTTGGATACAATGATACTTATAATATTGCGGATGAAGGTCATATTCCTGATTCACGAAGATATAATGTAATACTTATTGGAATTGATTTATCAGCTCATAGTCATTTAACACCTGATGATATTGGAGTATGGTTTAGAAACTTAACTAGGCCGTCAGTTGATGATGGAGCTTCAGCAGCTTCAGCAGCTTCAATCAGTCAATTAGATACTGGTGAAATTTTAAGTATTTTGCAAGATCCTTCTCAAAGACATCTTTTTTTAACTAATAATAAAGTTATTGGTTGTAATAATAAAACACATGAAATAAAGTTTCGTAATATTTTTAATATAGAATTAGAAAATACTGAACTTTATTCTGCAGTATTTCCAAATAGTGAAGGCAAAGTTATATTATTAATTGTAAAAACGAAACCTGAAGATGCTAGCACACCTTCAGGCGCTGCTTTAGGTACATCGTCTGGACCTAAACCTAAAGCTAAAGCTAAAGCTAAACCAATTCATGAACAATATAGTGAACAAATTAAAAATATTATTAATATAAAGGTCATTCCTGCACCATCTGCACCATCTGCACATTCTGCACATTCTGCTGCATCAAGTGCAGAATTATTACCTCCACCACCTCCACCACCTCCACCACCTTCACCAAGTTCTGAAGAACATGGAATTACAAGGATTAAACGTGAAATTATACAAATATTTGAAAGATCACTAACAACAACAGCAGCAGAAGAAATAAAATATATTAAAATGTCTGGTGGAAATAAAAGAAAATCCTCTAAAAAATCCTCTAAAAAGATGACTGGGGGTGCTAAAAGAAAAGGTTCTAAAAAAGCATCCAAGAAAGCATCTAAAAAATCCTCTAAAAAGATGACTGGAGGTGCTAAAAGAAAAGGTTCTAAGAAAGCATCCAAGAAAGCATCCAAGAAAGCATCTAAAAAATCCTCTAAAAAGATGACTGGAGGTGCTAAAAGAAAAGGTTCTAAGAAAGCATCTAAAAAATCATCTAAGAAATCCTCTAAAAAGATGACTGGAGGTGCTAAAAGAAAAGGTTCCAAAAAAGCATCCAAGAAATCATCTAAAAAATCCTCTAAAAAATCCTCTAAAAAGATGACTGGAGGTGCTAAAAGAAAAGGTTCCAAAAAAGCATCCAAGAAAGCATCTAAAAAATCATCTAAAAAATCCTCTAAAAAGATGACTGGAGGTGCTAAAAGAAAAGGTTCTAAGAAAGCATCCAAGAAAGCATCTAAAAAAGCATCTAAAAAATCCTCTAAAAAGATGACTGGAGGTGCTAAAAGAAAAGGTTCCAAAAAAGCATCCAAGAAAGCATCTAAAAAAGCATCTAAAAAATCATCTAAAAAATAAATGATATAGGAAATAATACTATAAATAATAATAAAAATTTTATTTAAAATTTATATATAAAATTTATATATAAATTTTATATATATAATCATATGGAAGAAAATATTAGGAAATTAATTACTGAAATACGGCATCAACTTGATCAATATGATTATGATGGAGTAGTTTCTTTAGATACATTAGAAGAAGTCGAAAGATTTATAAGTGAAAATTTTTATATTTTAGATCCAAATTTAAAAAAAAATTTATATAAATTACAAATTTTATTTAAAATTAATGAAATTAAAAAAGAAATTAAACACCCACCAAATCCAAAAAATGATAAATATATTGATAGTTTGAATTTAGATAATTTTGATAATATTGATTTAAGAAGTTATACATTTAATGATGAACAACAAATAAAAATAATAAGAATGATAGAATTATTTAAGGAATTCATTGAATTGGGTGATATATCTAATTCTGAAAATACATTTAATTGTGGATATTTATCATCATTAATTTCAACTGATATATTAACAATACCAATAAATAAACATATAAGATTTTCAAATGTAATTGATTGTAGTAAAAATATAGGAATTGAAAATAATGGTAATACATGTTTTATGAATACAACTTTACAACTTTTATATTCAATTGAATTTTTTAGAGATTATTTTTTACAAATAAATTCGGAAGGATTAGATGAAATATCATGTGCTATTAAAATATTATTTAATTTAATGTATACAAAAAATTCTACAGATTTTACTATTAATTTAAAAAATCTTTTTATTGATTATAATGGAAATGTAAAAAGTTTACGCGATGTATTTACTTTAGAATATAAAGACTTTAAAACATTTAATCAACAAGATTGTGCGGAATATCTACAAATATTATTTGAAAAAATCTTATTAGAAAATACAAACAATTTAGATAAATTATTTAATGTGTATATATTAGATATAATAAAATGTTCTACTACTGATAGAAGTATTTTATATAGAGCAGGTAGTAGTAATATAAAAGAGATTATATTTAATATTGTTCAAATTGAAATTGATCAACATAAATGTATATTTGATATACAATCGTTAATTAACAATAATTTTAGTGTACGTGAGAATCCAATAAGTGAACAGGAAAATAAAAATTGTAATATTTTATTAGGAGATGATGCATAATCTTATCAAAGACAATATATTCCATATATAAATAACTATAATAGATATTTAATAATACATATCAAAAGATTTGATTCACATGGAAATAAAAATTTAGAAAAAATTATTGTAAATAAAGATATTATTTTATTGAATAAAATATATAGATTAACATCATGTGCTTTACATATTGGAACTGACTTATATAATGGACATTATATTCTTCATAAATTTGATATAAATGGTGATTTTAGTTGTGAAATGAATGATTCAATTATTGATTATAAAAATATAAGAGATATTGAAAAAGATGGTTATATTTTTATTTATAGATTAATTAAAATTGATTTTACAATAACTAATGATATTAAATTTTTTGAAAATGAACATTTACCTAAAAATTTTGAAGATATTATAAATCTAAATGTAGAAACACCCAATAAATTTAGATTAGAGGAATTTGAATATGAAATTAATAAATCAAGATGTAAATCTAAAAATAGAGAAAAATATTTATTAAATAGTAAAAATGATTTATATTATAATAAATATATAAAATATAAAAATAAATATTTTGAATTAAAAAATAATATATTATTTTTATCTAAAATTATTATATGAATCCAACAGAAGAAAATATATTTACAATTGATAAATTACAGTTAGAATTTTCAGAATTATCATATTTTACAATTCCAATAGATAATTGTATAAGGAATTCTGAAATAGTACCTATTGATAAATGTATTGGTCTTAATAATAATGGTTTAACTTGTTTTATGAATACTGCATTACAATTTTTATATTCAATTGAATTTTTTAGAGATTATTATTTGAAAATAAATCCGCAAGATTTAAAAGATGAAATATCATTAGCAATAAAAGCATTATTTATTTTAATGTATACTAAAAAAAATAAAGACCCTATTGATTTAAAAAAAGAATTTATTAGTTATAATGATAAAGTTAAAAGTTTATGGCAAATATTAACTCTTGGAAATATTACAAATGAATTTAATGAAGATGAACAACATGATTGTAAACAATATTTAGAATTATTATTAGGTTTATTATTAGGTTTATATGATAAAAATAAACAATATGATTTAATAAAATTATTTAGTATATTTATATGTAGTATTGGGAAATGTTATAATAAAGATCAAACTAAGATTAAAAACAATTATATTATTTCAGAACCTGGTTTAGGTATATTTTTAGGTATTACTATTAGTGATCATTCATCAAATATTATTTATAATCTACAAGATTTAATTAATAATAATTTTAGTGAAGAACTATTAGAAGAAGAAAACTATCATAAAAATGAATATTGTAAATTTTATGGTTACAAAAAACAGGATATTCCATTTTTTTATAATTATAATAGATATTTAATAATAGAAATTAAAAGATTAAAATTTTTTAAAGAAATTATGGATTTTAGAAAATTTAAAAATAAAATAGTATTAAATAAAGATATTAGAATTTTAGATCGTAAATATAGATTAGTTTCATGCGCATCACACTCTGGAGATACTGTTCATAGCGGTCATTATGTTCTACATAAGTTTGATGAAAATGGTGAATATATAGGTGAAATTAATGATAATTTCATTTTTAAAAAAGGACATGAACAAATTGATTTTGAGAAAAATAGTTATATTGTACTTTATAGATTAATAGATACTAGTCTTCCTATTGAAATACATATAAAATATTTAGAAGGTTTGCCAGAAGACCTAAATATTAAAAAATTAATTGATTTAAAACTTGATGGAACATATAAATTAAAAGATATTGATTTTTCTTTGATTACATCTGCTCCAGAAAATGTTAGTAAATCTGAAACTACAATACCTAATATAATTTCAAATACTTTAATCAAAAAAAATAAATGTACTAAATATAGTATAAAATATTTACAATATAAAGATGATTTATATTATAATAAATATTTAAATTATAAAAATAAATATTTAAAATTAAAAAATTTTACTTATAAAAATATATAATATAATAATGAATATTATTGATAGTAGTACTTTTTTTAATGATAAACAAATTGATCCATCTATACCACCAAATATTCCAATTGATAATTGTAGAAAAGCATTACCAGTACCATATACTGAATTCATTGGTTTAAAAAATAATGGAAATACTTGTTTTTTTAATGCTGCATTACAATTATTAAATTCTATGGAATTATTCCGTAATTATTTTCTAAAATTAAATGTAAAAGACTGTAATTTATTTACTTTAGCATTGAAAACACTTTTCACATTAATGAAATATAATAAAAATCAACCAATTGATTTAAAAAATATTTTTATAACATATAATGAAGAAATAAAATCTTTAAGAGAAATATTAATATATGAATTTTATCATAAACATAATGACATGTCTAGAGGCGATCAACATGATTGTTCTGAATATTTAAATTATTTATTTGAAAAATTAGAATATATGTTTGATAAATCACAATATAAATTAAATATTAATAATAGATTATCTAGATTATATGAATTTAACATAATAAAAATGGGTACTTGTATAAATAGTGGAGGAAAAAATGAAATATTAATAAGAGTTGGACAACCTACTTCTTCATATTTTAAAAATCTATCATTAGAGATGCATGGAAAAAAATATGATAATTTACAAGAATTAATTAATAATTATTTTTCAATTGATAATAATACTGAAGATTTTCCAACAGAAAAATGTTCATTTGTCTTTGGAAAATCAGAAAGAGATACAAAAGTATTAATAAATAAGATTCAAAATATACCTTTTCTAAATGATTGTAATAAATATATAATTATAAGTCTTGGTAGACTTAATTTAATAGATAAAAAAAATACTGAACGTTATAAAAATACAACTATTATAAAACCAAATGAATTTTTACATATTAGAAATAGAATATATAAACTAAATTCATTATCAATTCATATAAATGCTCCAAAACATTATGTATCTGTAATTTATGATGAATTAAATAAACCTTTTATATTAAATGATGATAGCAAAGATTATGAATCTAAATATTTAGAAATGATAAATAATAATAGTGTTGTTTTTATATATAGATATTTTGCTGATAAAGAAGAAATTGATATTAAATATTTTAATGGGATAGATATTACAAATCCTAGTTCATTCATTAATAAAAATAATTTGAAAGATGATATTAAAATATCAGGTAACATTAATTCTTGTGAATTTCCTATTGATTCAGAAAATTATTTATCAGACAAAAAAAATGAATCAAAAAAATTAGTATATAAATGCAATAAAAAACATAATGAAAAATATTTATTAATATCACATTATTATACAAAATATCGAGAGTATAAAAGAAAATATATAAAATTAAAAGAACAATTATCTAAAGATCTATAAATTCACAATTATAATTGTCTTTAAAATCATCATTATCTGATTCACAATCAGGAACTGTTACTTTTTTAACATAATTATTTTTATAGTAATTATTTTTCTTAACAACTGGTGCAATAAACAGAGTTTTACAATCAAATTTTGATTGTAAAATTAATGCTTTATTTTTAATAATTGAATCATTGTGAATAGTATATGTTAGATTCATTTTAATATATTTTTTCCTTTTCTCTACTATTTTTTTCAAATCTTCTAATTTATCTTGATTTTTCCTATAATAAACAATTTTATTCCATGTTTCTTCTAAAATAGGCAAAATATCTCCAAAAAATTTATCATCTCTGGGAATAGCTACATTATGTGACATGTCTAGTTTCCAATAAATAATACGATAAAAATAATAGTCTTTACTTATATCTGGATAAGTATCTTTATACTCATCTAAAGTTTTAATAGTCCATGTATTATATTGATCAGTATCCATATCTAATCTTTTTGGAATAATATATTTGCTTTTCCATTCAGCTAAATCACCTTCAAATTCAGGTATAAAGTTTTTAGGATAAAATTCTAAAATGATTCCTTTTTTAAGTCTATCATCTACATTAATAACTTCTGCTTTATTTCCTATAGTACATACACAAGCTTTACAGTCATCTGCTAAATATTCTGCACGATTATTATATTCAGTTAATTTACACTGCCAGAAATCACAAACATCTAATTCACAACAAATTAATTGTTGTTGAACTTGACAATAATAATAAAATGGACAAATATCACCAACAGTATTACCAGATGTATGAATATCTCTTGTTACAGGACATTTAATTTCTAACATTGTTCCTAATCTTTCTGAAAATTTATTATCTAATGTATATCTTGAACTAATACCATCTGGAGATGCACCAAGAAATTTATATTTTTCAGATGGTAAAGCACCAAACTCAAATACACGTGTATTATAAATGTGTTCATAAATCATTGTTGCAGTTGGTTCATACTTTTTACCATGAAATACAGTAGCATTATCTCTAAAGGGGAAATTAGGATCACATTTCTTAAGAATAAATGATTCAACTGGTTCATAAGGATTCAAATCAATTGCAGCAGCAGCATCGGATGCCGTAATACGATTATAACGATAATCATACCATTCTTTAGATCTCTGGGCTGGTTGTGGTAATTTTTCTAATTTATCAAAATGATCACTTAATTTTTTATATTTAGCTGGAATTTTAATTCCAGGATAAGATTGTTCAAATTCTCTGAAACAGTTAATACCATTATCAAAACATATTTCATTTTTAAAAGTAAAAGTTGGTGTAACTAATCTATTAAAAATTTCATCAATTATATCTGGATTAGATAATTCTTTAATAATTTCATTTTTAATTAATACAAGTTCATGACTATTTATATTTTTTTTATTATGAACTAACTGATATGTTTTATCTAATATTTTATTGATGTTACCAAATGACATTAATTTAAACATAGATATCTGTTTAAATCATGATTAATTCAATATTTATTTAAAAAAATTGATATATTTTTTGTATATAAGTTTTATATTTAAATATAAATTAAAAACCAGATTGCTTTGGGAAAAATTATGGCATCCCAAAACTTTACTGCAGTTGCTCAAGAAGTAGTATCTCAAAGTTCTCAAGTTGGGTTTGTCGTCGATGTAAGTATTTATGACAATGAGCTTCCAAGCACCTTGAAGTTCAAGCATTCTGATACTACACATACTTATGTAGCATTTGTTACGTTTGGTAAGAATTATCGTAGGTGTACTGTGTCATGGAATATTGAAGCTAAAAATCCATTAGACGGTGATTCTGAGTATGATTACTACGATCAACATAAAGCTGCTATTATTGATCTTGCAATTGATACTTTCAAGAAGAAATTTCCTGATTACCAGCCGGATAAATTATGGAAATAAGAGTTTTTATTTGTTATTAAAGTTATAATTAATTTATTAGAATATTCATATTCTAATCTTATTTAGTTTGTAAATAATATAGAGAATATTTATCCTATTTACTTTCAAAAAAATATGATATAATACAACTTTATAATTTAATTAATATTTATATAATATTTACTCATATTAAATAAAAATTGAAATATTATTTTTTTATAGTTTGTATAATATAAATTATAAAATCAAACAATGTCTATTTTTACAACCCCTGAGAAAACCAAAATTTTTCTAGGTCAAACACCAGAAGATGGTGATTTGGTTGTATCAGCAGAAACATTGCGTTGTGGATATTTACCAATTGTTGAATCTCCGATTAAATGTAATTTAGAAAATGAAAAACCAATTAAGAAAAAAATGAAAGTTGAAAAATTTTTTTTGAAGAATGATGAGAACAGTGAAATTCTTAACAGGCGTCAAAATTCTTGGGAAAAATTTAAAAATAAGATGAAATAAGTTATTTTGTAAAAAAATGAAAAAATTATAGTTTATGATAAATTTATTTAAATTATATAAAAATTTAATATGGCTGTACAAAGCTTTCGTGGGCTACCTACTGTAGTTATTGAGAGATTACAAGAAGTATATGATACAATAGTTGATGCAGATGAAATAAAACTTTGCTTGGATAAGAAAATAAATTATATTTCAAAATCAGTTAATAGAGTTTATTCTTTATTTCAAGAAATAGATAATATTCCTAAATTTAATGTTGAATCAAAAGATTATTATAGTGAATTTAATATGTGGTTAAAATTAATAATAGAATATTATGATAATATATATTAATATTTTATTATTTTAAACTTTTTGCTTGTAATTTTAATAAAAAAAAATTGCTTGTAATTTTAATAAAAAAAAATTGCTTGTAATTTTAATAAAAAAAATTGCTTGTAATTTTAATAAAAAAAATTGCTTGTAATTTTAATAAAAAAAATTGATTGTAATTTTAATAAAAAAAATTGCTTGTAATTTTAATAAAAAAAAATTGCTTGTAATTTTAATAAAAAAAAATTGCTTGTAATTTTAATAAAAAAAATTGCTTGTAATTTTAATAAAAAAAATTGCTTGTAATTTTAATAAAAAAAATTGTTTGTAATTTTAATAAAAAA